TTTTGTTCTGGAGAGATAATTTTTTTCTTTTTTTTGTGCATTATCTATTTTTACATAATTTATTAACATTTCTTTTACAGAATCTTTAATATTTTTGACATTTGGGAAGAATCTTTCTAATTTTGATGTATCTAAAAAATTATTACTTCTTTCACTTGCTAATATTTTTGATTGTTCTTCACTAGTAAAATTTTTCCATGTAAAATCCTTATCGACTATTTCTTTATACATTTCTAATATTTCGTTATGACTTATTAAACCCGGATTTGTCAAATTAATTGTACCTTTCATTTGTTTTTTCATCATTTCTAAAACAATAGGCAATAATTCAGGTAAAACTGTCATTGAATTTTTTATAGAGCAAATTTTATCATAATTTGTTATTTTTGTAATGAAATTTCTAGGATTATCCACATTTGTTATCGGCATTCTAATTCTTAAATTTAAACAATATTCACTATTCAACAATGACATTAATTTATCTGTAACACCCTTCACTGTAGAATAACTTGACCCAAAAAAATTTGCCTCATCCTTTTCTGTAAATCCTTTTTCTTCGCTTTCAAATTTATGCTCTTTATCATATTTAAATATACATCCCGTCCCTAAATATGTAAAGTGAACAAATCTATTAGATTTATTATAATTCTGACAAGCTTTAGCTATTACTAACGGTGCAAGTAAATTATCTCTAATATTATCTTTTAATTTACCTGGTTTTTCAAGATAATCTATTGTGGAATAATTTATACCATTATAACAACCATGCGTTCTTCCAATAAAAGATATCACATGACTCGGACTATGATTTATCAAATCGTTCATAACATCCATATAATTATTCGCTCTTTTTGTAGAACAAACATAAGTTATGTCATTATTTTTTAATATTTCGCAAAATTGACCACCAATCCATCCTTTACCGCCATAAATCAAAACATTCATTATAATTATTTATAAATTAAATATTTTAAGTATTTTTTCTTTTATTTGGTGTTGAATATTAAATGTCTTACAATATTTTAAGAATTTCACGCAAAATTCGTAATTATCTGATTTGATATTATTTAAATAAAACTGTAAATTATGATTAGTCATATTTATATAAACCGGCAAAGCATGTTCTGCCCCAAATAATTTTAATAAAACTTCCATTTGTTTATCAAATTTTTGTACATAATTATATATTATAAACATTTCAGAATATAACGAATGGTCATAAATATGATTTATTATAAATAATTTATGAGGTTTATCTTCCTCTCTTAATTCAGTCAACATACTGTAAAATAAATCAGCCTGTTTGAATTCATTTCTTTCTCTACATAGTTTTATTAATTCATACATTGCTTCTTTTCTACTTGTATCATATTCATATGATCTTAACCACCAACATTTAGCTTTTTCAATATCACCCATATCTTTATACATATTACCAATTTGATAACAACTCCAGTATCTTTCTTGTTCCCAAGTTTTAGTATCATTTGCACATTTCGTATACCATTCTATAGATTTATCCCAATTATCTTTACTAGAAAATCTAAAACATTCTCCAGCATAAAAACAATATCTCTGTTTCAATACACCGCCCTTATTATAAGCTTCTACTAATTTTTCAGCATCATGTAAAAATTTATCCTGTCCTTGTTTATTTCTAGCACTAACTACAACATTCGTTTTAACGTGGTAATCTCCCTCCAAGTGTCTTGTTGCAAATTCCTGACGACATCCTATTATTTCATGCATTACACCTGAATAATACCAATCTAAATTATTATCTACAAGACATAATCTTTTCCAAGATATTCCTGTACCAAAATTTAAATGATAACCACTACCAAACTTTAAATTTGCTATGTTTACTTTACCATATATTCTATCATCAGCATCAAAAATTAATACAAAATCTGATTTACCCTTTGCTAATTCTAATGCTTTTGTCCTATTATAACCAAAATCTTTCCATGGAACATCATGTAGTTCACCGGGTATATTTTGTTCTTTAAAAAAAGTATTAATTATGTTTCTTGTATCGTCACTAGACCCTGTATCACATATAACCCAATAAGATATCTTAATTGCATTGCATATATTTTCGAGAGTACCAGCGATAATGTCTGCTTCGTCTTTAACTATCATATTTAAGCAAATTTTCGGATTTTCCATATAATTAATTATTTATTCATTTTTTAAATAAAAATATATATTATTAATATAAATATGGCATTTTGTAGATTTAATTATGATGAGAGCAGAACTGTAAAAAAATTACAAGAATCAACGGGTCCTGGAAGATATGCACTAAATATGCCTGGGACTGGTCCTAATCCGTGTTTTTTCAATGACCCACAAATAAGAATGCAAACATGGGGTGCAAATTTACACAGTGTTATTAATGGTGCACCAATTGATATCGATAGTGATTTAAAAGGGCGATTCAGAAAATTAACAAAATATAATACCCCCCACAATTTCCCTACACCAAATACACAAAAAAATGAATATCCTACATGCGGAAGTGCTTTAACTGACCAATCAAGAGCTACACATCCTGCTTGGCAATATAGAGCCTTACCACAAAATAGAGAATATCCTTTATTTTTCAACCCCCAAGAAAATACATGTTTACAATTCCATAATAATTTAAATACAAGACTTTTAGAAAAAGATAATTATGTACCAAAAATACCTTGTCTAAAATAAATTTATATTTTAGTATTTAAAATATATATTACTTATATATAAATGGCCGAAATTGCAATACCTCTAGCAGTATTAGGAGCTATGTATATTATCTCAAATAAAAATGAAAAAGTAAAACCTGCTAATTCTAAAAATATAATAGAAAATTTTAAAAATAATACATTGCCCAATTTAAAAAAACCAGTTGTAAATTATCCTATTGAAAAAAAAGATGATTTATTAAATCAAACAAATGTTCAAACTTATTCTGGATATAAAAATAATACAGATAATTTATACCAAATATCTGGTTATGAAAAAGCTTTAGCAAATGCTATGAGTGAAAAAGTAGAACAATTTGAATCTTTAACTGGTAATGTTGTTAATCCCAATAATTTTAAACATAATAATCAACAACCTTTTTTTGGGGCGAAAACAACACAGAATATTGAAAAAGGTTATGAAGGATTATTAGATACATATACCGGTATGGGAAGTCAACAAAACCAAAAACAGGCACAAGCCCCATTATTTAAACCAGAATCAAATATGACACATGTTCATGGTACACCTATTTCTACTGATTTTATCCAAGAAAGACAAAGGTCAGTATTAACACACAAAATGCATAATGTAAAACCCTGGCGCTCTATTAAAGTTGCACCTGGATTAGATAAAGGATACACAAGTGAAGGATTTGGAGGATTCAATGCTGGTATGATGGAAAGGACAAAACAAAATATGCCAAAAACAGTCGATGATTTACGTGTTTCTACAAACCCAAAGGTTACCTATGGCGGACAAATGTTAGGTGCATACGCACCTAAACAACAACAATCTGTAGAACTTCAACCCAAGGTAAGTAAAAATAGACCAGATACTACATTTGAACACGGGGAATCAAGATGGTTTACCACAACAGGTATTGAAAAAGCACAAAAAGCCAGAAGTTCTGTTATTTTGCAACCTGAAAACAGAATAACAACCACTAGAGAATATTTTGGAAATGCTGCCGATAGAGAAGGCGAGGGAACATATCAAGCTGGACACTTTAGACAATCTCATAAACAACAATTAAAATCTGAAAATGTTGGTAGTGCTGTCAAAGAAGGAGCATGGGGAAACTCTGATAGTAATTATGGGAAAAAGGGATTTAATGCCAGACCCAATGCTAGAATGTTAACAAGCGAACGTTCATCTTTAGGAATAGCTGGAAGTGTTGTAAGTGCATTAACAGCACCACTCCTTGACTTACTTAGACCCACTAGAAAACAAAATGTTATTGGAAATATGCGACCAATGGGTAATGTTCAAGGTATTAATGGAAATCACGCAGAACCTGTATGGAATCCTAACGATACTCCTGCACCAACCATTAGAGAACAAACTGAAAATACCAAACATATGCTAATGGGAGGTGGAAAACAAAGAGATGGTTACACGACAACAAAACCAAGACCCGTTGCTCAAGAAAGAGACTCCACATCTTGTTATTATGGTGGAAATATATCTGCTCAAGGAGGAACTACTAAACCTAGACCATATGACGCAGACTATAACGCTAGATTAAATCCTAATAAAGAAATTGTATCAAAAGTTGATAGATATAATATTGGTAACCAAAGTTTGGGTTCATACGCACAAAATATAACCACTTTCTCAAATACTGCTACCAATTGCACACAATTATATCCTAATATGTCAAAAGCATTACCTAGTATGCAAACGCATGGAGAAATTTCAGGTAAAAATACTAGAGAGAGAGCAATTGATTGTCAAAGAAATAATCCTGCAATGGTTCAGGCCTTTAACCAGAACCCATACTCTCACTCCTTACAAAGTTGGGCCTAGAATAATTTTATCTAATATATAATAAAATTATTCTTCATTAAATATTTTTATATTTCATTATACTTAATACACATTTATTTTACATTTATTTTTATCTCTTTTTTGTTCTTCTTTTTCTCTTTCTCTTTCTTCTTGTTTTTTTCTTAAGTTTTCTTTTTCTCTTTCTTTTTGTTTTTTTCTTAGGTTTTCTTTTTCTCTTTCTTTTTGTTTTTCTTCTACGACGTTTTCCTCCACCCGTTTTTTCTTGGGGGACGCATTTGCATGTAGATTGGGGAGACACTTCCTGTGCCTCAGTCGCCGCAGCTTGACCTTGCACGGGTAAAAGCTCATCTCTCCTCTTCTTCGATTTACATTTTTTACCACATAATTTTAAAATTACCATACCATCTACCTCCGCCGTCGGATCCCCACCTTTATTTATTTGATTGTTTAAAAATCCATTTACCTTAGAATTCTCTGCTTTCCCTAACCTAACTTTCTGTATGGCTCTTTCTGGTACTATAGCTTCCTCCACGCTCTCCATGCTCTCCCAAAACGTTTTTTTACTTCCATCCCCATTATCGG